TTAGATGAATTCGCTTGGATTGAAAACGGATGGGATGGGAATCCAATTAAATAAAGGAGCAACTAGGATGGAAGAAAAAAACAATAACAAAGGAGAAATCAAGGTGAATAAGCTTTCAACTCAAGAATGGATCAACCTGATTGTCAATTGGACGATTGCAACCCTGGCTTCACATGGGGTTTCAAATCCTACATTACAATTGGTTGTGTCCCCTGGTTTTTGTTCAGGTGGATCAAGGCGTACTAAGACACTAGGTCAGTGTTACAATCCGCAGTCTGCATCAGATAAGAAAACCAATCATATATTCCTCAACCCAAGGATGGATAATTCAATCACAATAATAGGAGTAATCATCCATGAAGTTATTCATGCCGTAATAGGAATTGATAAGAAGCATGGCAGGGAATTTAAAGAGGCTATGTCCATTTGTAACCTTACAGGCAAACCAACAGCAACCATGCTAGATGAGCATGGTGTTGAATGGGCTAATAAAGTTATTGAAAAATATGGTGCATATCCCCGTCCATCTTTTACAGGTGAAGGAATCAAAAAACAAAAGACAAATCTAATAAAGGCATGTTGCCCAAAATGTGGATACACAATCCGAGTAACTCAAAAGTGGATCAATTACTCGCACCCCATTTGCCCTACTGGAAAATGCAAATCAAAAATGGTGATAGGATGAATACCACCAAAGAAATAAGGTTTCGCGTTGTTTGTCTCCATTGCAGGCAAGAAAGGATTGATGGTATTTGGCAGGATAATGATTATGATGAAGATGATTTGATTAGTCATGGTATTTGTGATAAATGTTTTGAACTAATTTATGGACCCATTGAAGACACTGAAACAGAGTAGGGAGTAACCAGGATGGGAGACAACAAAATAAACAAGGATGAATTGAAAGCCCTATTGAAGGAACATTTGACCATTTTTGTTTCTATTTCTGTCCATTGTAATCATGGGGGTTGTTTTAATGGGGTTGCTGAAACAACCATTTGTTTTGATGATGAAGAAATTTGCACCAGTAGGGATGAGATCTAATAACAAAGGAGGATGAGAAATGAAGACTGAACACATTAACGCTCTTTTCAATGTGCTGATTGCCTCACTTGTTCCTAGCTATGGGGTAATTGCTGATGGTGTTTCTAACCTGCAAAAGCAATTTGAGGAAATAACTTTTTCCAAATTGCCCGCCTTAACTGAACGTGAAATGGAAACTGCAAAGCGAGTTAGATCAACAGAAATAGCTGGTAGGTTTACCACTGGTCAAGTTGAGGCAATCATGATGTATAGACACCGTACAAATTGCAGCTTGCTTGAAGCCAAAAAGGTTGTTGAGAGTTTCGCTAACAGCTTTGATGTTCTCCCCTCCTAAATTCTCCCTTCATCCCCTATAAAAGAACCTTCTAAAAGCCCTCTAGAAGCCTTCTAGAAGCCTTTTAAGGACTAACCCGCTATGGGGGTACAGAGATAAGACATTTATGCCTAGATGGGCTATTAGGAGCGTTAAAAAGGGATGTATATTTTTGTTAAAAAATGTTTTTTGTAAGTGCTTGAAATCATTAGGGACAGCAAAATATTCATGTATACATAGGCTTTTGATTTGTAGCATAAGCGCCATATAAACCGCAGGTAAAGCCGCACATTTTTTTGCTTGAAAACACCAACAAATCAAGCTTTTTTGGCTGTTTGTTGAATGATTCTCATACTTTATAGATCCGTACATTGAAAACCTGAATAGTTTCATAGGCTTATAAGAAATATTCTACATTTTCTCAATATTGCTATCTGCCTAGTGGATCAATATTTTTTAAGTAATAAGTATGCAGGAAATATAACTAAATATGTATAATTATAACTTAAATATAAAATAATATAGAAATATAGGGTTCCCGTTTTTGACTCCTAAGATCTCATTTTGTTGAATGGTTTCAACAGGTTGCAAGCAGTTGTTATGTGTGCGCTATATGGAGCAAAACCGCAAACATCCCTGTAAGTAGTTGAAATCATTCAATAGTGATTTGACAATTTGAAGCGGGTTTTGCAATGCATAAAATTTTTTTTGCGTCAAGTAGAATCATTGGATATAATCATTATATGAACAGAGATAAGATAGATAAAATGTCTGATGGTGTTAAAGCAAAACGCAAAAGGCGCAATGCGGAAAACTATTTAAATAGATATAAAGAAGCCTCTTTAGCAAAGGATGTTTCAAGGGCATTGGTATCTTCTGATTTCCGTTCCCCTGGTGAATTCTTAGCTCAAGTAATGCGAGGGAATGATCCAAGATCTAACTCTAGTCCAGTGATAGATCTGATATTGAAGGTAAGAGCAAGGGGATTGGATGAAACCCCTACGTTGGAAGAATGGTTAGAATTGGTGGAATACATTTCTGATAATGAAAAGTATTACAAAGAATTAATTCCTATTGACCACTCGATTAAAGCGGCTGAAAAGCTTGCCTCAATTCTATACGCTCAAAAGAGTAAAACAGAAACAAATAGTGTTATTAGTGTTAAGCCATTGTCAAAGAAGGAAATGAAAAAGTATAATGAACAATTTGAGAGTTCCTTTTAAATGCACAATGAAGCAATTGATATAAACCAATTAAGGTTTATTAAATACAAATGTGAAAACTCCTTATTAGATTTTACAAGGTACATATTCAAACAACGGACAACAGAGAAATTTATTGTTTCTCTGCATCATAAGATTATATGTGACACACTAGAGAAAACCTTGAATGGAGAAATCAAGCGACTAATAATAAACCTTCCGCCCGGTTTTACTAAAACAGAATTAGCCGTTATAAACTACATAGCATATGGGCTAGCCATAAACCCAAAAGGTAGATTTATTCATGTTTCATATTCTGATGATCTTGCATTGGAGAACTCAAGCAAGATAAAGGAAATCATCGAATCAGATTACTATCAAACCATGTGGCCTATGAAGCTTCGTATTGATTCAAAGGCTAAAAAGAAATGGTATAATGAACAAGGTGGAGGTTTATATGCTGTTTCTACAGGTGGGGCAGTAACAGGGTTTAGGGCGGGAAGGATGAATAAGAAATCCTTTTCTGGTGCATTGATAATAGATGATCCAATCAAACCGGATGAAGGTTCAAGCAGAGTGATAAGGCATAGTATAAACAAAAACTATACATCAACAATTAAAAACAGATTAGCCGTTGAAGACATTCCAATTATCTTAATCATGCAACGGGTTCACAATGATGATTTATCAGCTTTCTTGTTAAGGGGTGGAAGTGGCGAGAAATGGTATCATTTAGAAGTTCCTGCATTGGTAAAGAAAGAACCCTTGCCATATCCTAAAGACTGGACACATGGAGTTCCTATCGAAACAAACTTTCCCGTTGGTCCCTTATGGGAATACAAGCTAAACAAAGCCGAGCTAGCTGCAATCAAGTTATCAGATAGCTATGTCTATTCTTCTCAATACATGCAACGGCCAACAATGGAAGGTGGAAAAGTATTTGATATTTACTCGTTTGGATATTATAAATCCTACAATGCAAAACGAGGTTACATTTTACTATCTGATAATACAAGAGTGAACATTGAATATAAAAGCATATACGCCGATACTGCAATGAAGATAAAAGAAACTAATGACTATTCAGTATTTCAATGTTGGGGTAAAGGTGAAGACGGAAAGATCTATTTGCTGGATTCCATTAGAGGCAAATGGGAAGCATATGATTTAAAGCTAAACTTCCTTGGATTCATAAAAAGAAATGAATACGAGGTTGGAGAAAACGCAATTGGAATTAGGAATATAAAAGTTGAAGATAAAGCAAGTGGTACGGGATTGATACAGGACATTAATCATGAAACAAATTATAATATAGTTGGTATACAAAGAGATATAGATAAAGTTTCCCGTGCTAGGTCATGTGCTCCACAAATCAGGCAGGGGAAAGTAATGATTCCATCTGATGCAGATTACATTGAAGAACTTGTAATTGAATTTGATGATTTCTCGGCTTCAATGGCACATAGATTTGATGATCAAATTGACGCAACAATGGACGCAATCCACGATATGCTAATTCGGTCAAATGAATTAGACTATGAGGGAGCATTGAGATAATGCCTAAGAAAAAAATTGATGTGACAGATAACATTGAAAACCTAGTTTCCAATTTAGGGACAACGAAGGATAAAAGAGAATACAACAGGTTTATTGCTAGGACATTTAATAGAGAAGAATTAGATGCAATGTATACATCTGATTGGTTATCGGGAAAGATTGTTGACATTCCCATAGAAGACATGTTGAAGAGGTGGCGGTATATCACTTGTCCTAGTTTAACAACAGAACAGATTGAAGAGATAGCAGAGTATGAAGAAAGCCTATCAGTAATTGAGAAAGTTTCTGATGCTATGAAATGGGCTCGGCTTTATGGTGGAGCAATTATATTAATGATTGTTGATGGGCAAGGGGAATCAGATACACCATTAGACACTTCTAAGATTAGAAAAGGACAATTAAAGAATTTAATTGTTTTGGATCGATGGGAAGTTTCAATTGGTCAAGTTAACACATCAGATATTACGGATGAGAGTTATAGACTTCCAACCATGTATAGCCTACCGGGCGGAAAAAGAATCCATCATTCAAGGGTTATTAGATTTGATGGTGTTAAGCTTCCATGGTATTCAAGACAGCAAAACAATTATTGGAATGGTTCAATAATTCAAAGGGTGTATGATGCAATTATAAATAGTCAATCTGTTGCCAATGCCGTCAACAGTATTACAAATGAAGCTAGTATCAATGTTATTAGTGTTCCTGATTTAATGACAAAGCTATCAACTCCAAGGGGGGAAGCCAATATTACTAGAAGATTTATGTTAGCTGATAAACTGAAATCATTTAATAATATGTTGCTATTGGATGATAAGGAAACATTTCAAAAACATGCATATGCATTTTCTGGTTTACCAGATTTGATTGATAGGTATTTAAGCATTGTAACCGCTGCATCAGATATACCAGCAACTAGGCTATTAGGGCAATCACCAGGGGGCTTAAATTCAACTGGTGAAGGGGATCAAGAAAATTATCTAGACATGTTACAAAGCAATCTATCAATTAGAGTTGCACCAAGAATCAGACAATTAGATAATGTAATGGTGCCTTCATTGTTTGGGTCCATCCCCAAAGGATATAGATCTACATTCAATCCATTAAAACAAATGTCCGAAGACCAAATTGCAATAAATGAATTAAACAATGCAAATAGAGATAGGGTGTATTGGGATATGGGGGTTATTTCACCTTATGTTGTCGCACGTCAATTAAGGCAGGATGAAACTTATCAATTTATAGATGATGATTATTTAAAAGCCTTATCAGATGAACCCCTTGAAATAGATGCACCTACAAAAACAGAGGAATAGATCCAATGGCTTTGACCAATAAACAAATTAAGCTATTACGATTGCAGCTTGAAAAGCAACGGAAAAGATCTAAAAGTGTACAATACATAAAACCAAACAAATCAATTGAAGCTGCATATGCAAAGGCTTTATTGTCCGTTGTCAAGAAATGTGAATCAATAGCTAACAAAGCTTTATTAGAAGTTAAGCCTATGTTCCTAGATTCTCCTCTAAGCTCTTTTACTTCAATGCTACACCTTAAAAATCAGATGTTGGATCTAGAAAAGTTTTCATTGGAAGCGACTAGAAAGTTTACTGATTCATCAAATAAGTTTCATAGAAAAGCATTTGTAAATGAATTGAATAGGAAAATGGGAATAGATGTTAACAACATTCTAACAGATAAGAAGATAAAAAAGCAAATTGATATATGCATTAGAAGAAATGTTGAACTAATCAAAACAATACCCAAGGATTATTTCAATGAAATAGAAAGCATTGTAAGAAAAGGGATTGATGAGAAATCAACATTTCATAGTATTAGAGAAGAGTTATTAAGAATAAATGGTAAGAATGAATACAGGGCTAGATTGATTGCAAGAGATCAAACCGCTAAATTCAATTTACAGTTGAACCAAGCAAGACAAGAGGATTTAGGAATTGAAGAATATATGTGGAGCACTAGCCAAGATGAAAGGGTAAGACCTTCTCACGCAGCTAAAGAGGGCAAAATATTTAAATGGGCTAACCCCCCTTTAGATACCGGTCATCCTGGTGAAGATGTTCAATGTAGATGCGAAGCAATCCCAGTTATCAAGGGGTTTGAAAACATCATTGGAAGTGTGCAATAAATTTGACATGTTACGACAGTATGAGACAATGAAGCATGGAGGTAATTAAATGCTCTTTTTTGACACTCAAATACTAGATGGTTTAACCGTAACAGATGAAGGATATTTAAGCGCACCAGCTATTATTGGTAAAGCGGGTATTCAAGAATATAATACAAGTGAACCCTTTTTAAAAAATCAATTAGATAATTTACCAGATGAATTTAAACAAGAAAACAAATCTATTCGTATTCTTAGACCACTAGACGTTATTTTTGATTCTAAGTCTATGATATCATTCGCAAATAAGCCGGTCACAAATAATCATCCTTCTGTTATGATTAACAAAGACAATATTAAACAACACATAGTTGGATTGTCTTCCAACGTTGAAAAGGTTGATACATATCTAAAAACAAATCTAACGATTTGGGATAAAGAAACTATTGCATCAATTGGTTCTGGTAAGAAAGAAATTTCTTTAGGTTATTCTAGCGAATTAGAACCAATAGGAGGAATAGATCCTATTTTTGGTCAATATGATATGAGATTTAAAAGTATTGTAGGGAATCATATTGCAATTGTGGATCGGGGCAGGGCAGAAGTAGCAAGGATTTTAGACGAAAAGGAAAAAAGAAAAATGGCGAAAAGGACCGTAGGAAATGTAATTGTTGAAATTGAAGATGATAAAATTGGTGTTATTGATAGCATGATTTCAGAATTAGAAAATGTGAAAAAAGAAAATAGCGAATTGAAACAAACACTAACCAGCAAAATTAAAGACCTTGAAACTATTAATGGCAAGGTTGCTGCATTGGAAGCTAAAGTTACTGATGCAAAAGAGATTGATAAATTAGTAAAACACATCATTAAATAATGTTATGATAGTTTAAATTATAAATGAATTATGAATTTAGAAAAAATAAGTGAAATCTCTAACGTATTTGAATCTTTCAAACAAGACCCAAATGCTATATATAAAACTTTAGCAAATATAAGCAAAACAGATTTAACCGAAACACATCAATATTATACAGCGAAAAGTAAACATTTTAAAATTTGTCCAATGGTTCTGCCGCCAGATAACTTTCAACGATTTAGCTTCAGCTGTAGTCATTTTTCAGGAAGCTCTTAACGGAAGTCGCAAGGACATTGAGTTTAAGCAGCCGGAAAAACCACCTAATTACAGGCGATTTAAGTTTGACGAAGAAGAACCTCTAAAGAATGAACCTGTCAGAGAATCCAAGGACTATAAAGAATTACAAGAAGAATATTTCAGACTCACAGGAAAATATATCAAGCCTGTGAAAAGACGAACTTCTTCGCATGTCATTCCTGAAGGGAGCTTATGTTCCTGTTGCCATGCTCCTGCCAAATATCTTTACATTAATAACGGCAGGAATTTATCTCAGTTTCTGTGTAAAATATGCAAGTCTTTCAGCCCTGTTCATCAGATTAGGATCAAACCAAAACATTCCATGTACTGTCCATGCTGCGGTCAAGCTCTATATCTTTGGAAAACAACGCCTATATATTCTGCTTTCAAGTGTTCGAATAAAAAATGTCCCCGTTATCTGGAAAACAAGAAGAATCTTACTCCAGATGAAAGAGTGATGATACAAGACGGAAAGTCCAGCCAGTTTAAGCTCCATTACATGTATAAAGTCTGGCATTTCAATCCTTCCAGGATAGAAGTCAAAAGACCAAAGGATCACGGTATAGTTGACATTGGCAAAATACATAAAGACATCCGCTCTTTTGCCCTTATTCTGACTTTTGCAATATGTTTCGGACTAAGCGCCAGAACTACTAAGGGAGTCCTAAAGCATGTCTTTGGCATCTCAGTCTCGCATCAGACCGTCATCAACTACATCAATGCCGCCGCTTATCATCTTTACAGATTCATTGACATCAACTGTCCTAAGCCAATTGGTAAAA